AGCATGAACGACTGCCAGGGCGATCGGCAATAAATTCTGACCCAATGTGGCGAGTGCATCCTTCCATTCTGCATTCAGGATGCGTGAGCTATTTGCCAGACCGTTAGATGTACGCGCAAAGTCGCCCTGTGCATTCGTGGATTGTTCCAGGATCAACGCGTATCGCGCCTGTAATAATGCAGATTGTGAAACTTCGCCGTTCGCATCTACCAGCCCCATCTCCATCGCTTTCGCTTTGGTGGCTGCCATCGTCAGATTGATTCCCAAAGTTCGTAATGGTTCAACTTCACCAACCAGCCCTGAGCGCAATTTCTCCAACACCAGACCAGGATCGAGATTATTGAATGAAGCCAGATCAGCTGCCAATTCCACCAACCCCTGCGACATATCCGCCGCTGGACCAGTTGTCAAGCCCATCGAAGTGAACAGGTTTCCAAATGTCCCCGCAGCTTCAAGAGCCTGTTGTTGGCTCATGCCAAATGCTGTAGCTGCGTCCTTACCCCATTGCAACATGCTCTCAGACATATCCCCAAAAACGACCTTCACCTTATTTCGAGTTTCTTCAAGATCGCTTGCCGCCTTGATGGATGCCGCACCCATCGCCGCAAGTGGCAAAGTCAATCCAACGGTCATCAGTTGACCCGCTCGCTTCATCCCAGCTCCTACCTTCTCCCCCACCTGGGCGAGCGTCATCAGACCAGCCTTGCCCTGCGTCACCGCACTGAGCAAGCCTTTGACATCGAGAGCAACTTTGCCGTAGGCGCTACCTAATTGGATTGCCATTTACCAAATTCCATTCTTGATCTTGACCTTCTTCTTCACAAACTGCTTTGCGCTCTGATAACCGCGCTTCATCTTGCCAATCACACTGGAGCCCAAACCATCGAACGCATCCTTGCCTTTGTTCAGGTTATTCTCCACGCGCCTCCCCACCATCAGGCATATCTCATTAAACTGGTACGCGCCCCAGGGCGTTTCCAAGCCCATGATCTCCGCAGGTGATCGTCCATAGGCTTCAGCCTGGCTATGCAACAACGACAGGTTCTGATTCGCCCTCGCGAAAGGAGCGCATCTGCTCAGCCTCCCGATTCAAATGATTGAACAGGAATAACTTATCTTCGGCTGGTAATTCTTCGAGCAGGATATGATCCCCATCCGGGACATCCCCGATCGCTGGCTCGACCAAACAAGCCTTCGTCAACGCATCCAGCATCTTCCCGAACTCCGCGGCATTCTGACTGACAACTTCCTGCGTCTTCGCCTCATCGCCATTAGCCTGCATGATGATATCCATCAACGTGTTCGGGATGCGTCCCGTCAACGCCAGATCAGTCAGGGACACATCCCGTACCTTCACATGCAGTCCGCTTGGCAGATCCAATTCCTTTAATCGTTGCGCGCGCCACTGCGCCAGATTGACACGCTTATCCAATCTCGATTGTTCAACGCTCGCCAGCTTTCCATTGCTCTTTGCCATAATATTCCTATCTCCCCCCTCTCCATTTTCGTTCTTTGAAAATGGGGAGGGGCTGGGGGTGGGGTCGGTCTACGACCCAACCTCAATCGCTTCGGCAGTCTCGTTCGACACCACTTCAAAGGCTGAGCCATCCACCTTGATGCCGCGGAACTCCATCTCGGAAGTCAGGAACTCGCCGTACTTGAACGAGCCTTTCAAACCGGTGGTGAGCTTCACCTTCTTCAGGTGGATATGGACATCATCGCCTTCATCGCCCAGCGATCGACCATAGATCTGGAAATACGGATAGCGGTTCGAATCCGCATCGAACGTCCCCACCTGGTTTGGCGTGGTACCGCTCTCGCCGTAGGTATGCCCGGTCATGATGGCATACGCTTCCAGCGAAATGCCGCCCTTCTCGATCTTGCCCTTGATGCCCACCGGGATCGTGGCAATGGCGCTGATCTGATCATCACCCGTGCTGTCACCCGTCACAACCTCTTCTTCAAATTCCAGCGTCCGTGCCGAAGGCAACGGCGCCTGCGTAAGCCCATCCCGGCTCACGACGATGATTTCATTCAACCCAAAAGTATTCGGATCATTCGGTGCAGTCATTGTTAATCTCCTTATTTATCGGTTGCGGATTGCGTTCCATACCTGTGACTCCAGCGCGCAATCCAAAGCCTGGTCACGTTGTTGATTGATCTCACTGCCATATTCAATATTCCATACTCGCTCTCCTATCTGTTGATCGTTCAAAATGTTGAAGACCAATTCCTCCGCAGGGTCGATCACGTCATAACCCTGGCGTTGATAAAAATAGATGCGGATCGGCGTGCGGACGCTTCTCGCATGTGGACCCGTCTTCGTCTCCACCCCCAGCTTGATCAGCGCACACGGCTTGATCTCATCATTCGCATCGAACGCCTCCGGCGTATTCTGCTTGCTGATCTCCTCCACGTTATTGAAGATGCCCCCCGTCAACAACGCCATCAGCGCCCCATCCGCCTCCAAAGCCGTTTTTATTGAATCAGATAATGACATTTGACCTTAGACCTTCAACTTATCCGAAAACAACCACACCGCCAAATTGATCGCATTCGGCAGGATGCTCACTGATAACTGATCACTGCTCACTCCGAGCATCTCCGCATAATCATCCATCGCGCTCCACTCCTGCGTCCCATCCAGCCAGCCGCGCAGCGAAGACGTGAACTCCTTCTCAGGCATCAACACCGCCGTCTTGTAATCCAAACAATTCGGATGCAGTGGCAACTCGATCGTCCCCACCGGGTAGACCCCATCCCCGTTCTCGCCACCGTTTGCAACCTCATCACAAATATCGTTGCCCACGTGCGCCGGACTCAAATTGATCATCTCCATCTGCACCCACGGCTGAGCCGCAAGGACTCTATCCGTCGCCAGCGCGTGCGCCTTCTGGATCTCCGTCCGTGCCAGGCGCAAAGCGTTGTACGAAACGCCCGAGCCATCGCACGCATTGCCACTTAACAAGCCGGTCGTATCTCCTGCAGCGATATCGCTCTTCGTGCGCCCATACAACCGTGTGGATGTCCATCGTGGGCAATCCGCATTCGCTCCCAAAAACTGCTCCAACTGCTGCGCAATATTCCAAGCCGAATCGCCGCTTGAAATACCATTCAACAAAATGGCATTCATCCCATCCCGCGCCTCGCGGTCCACCTGCCACACCCGCGCCGAAAGATTGAGCGAGTCCCCATACAACCACTCACTCGCCGCATTCAACAACACCGACAACTGCGGCGAAAATACACCATCCTCAACCGCCTCGTTTATGTCACCCTGAGCGGAGCGAAGGGTCTCTTCCTTCGTGCTCCTTTGTTCCTTTGTGGTGAGAGGAATTACAAGCCTCTCATGCGCCACCGCCATCACCCCAAACGGAATACTCGCCGCCTCCACCCTCACCTTTTCCAACTCCGTACGCCAGGCATCGAACATCTCCCCCCACAACTTCAACAATTGACTCTGCACAGCAAGACCCGTAGCCCCATCGAGCACCTGATCCTTCCCACCCTTCTTCAGAATCAACGCGCTCGCCTTATCGCCGAACTCCAAAAACAACTCATGCGTCCGACCCGTGAAAAACACATGCAACCGCACCACCGCCTTGAACGAAGCCTGATACATCCGCCCCAACGGAATAGAATCGAGCTTGCCAATTAACTTGGCATTCTTCGATGCTTCATTCAAAACTACAGGTTGCAATAAAATACTCATTCTCGTTCTCTCATTTTTTGTGCAAGATTAATAATTGCATCTGAAAAAAGCAATCTTGTTTGATAGGTTGTTTTATCAATGCCAAATGCAGTAATTGTCGGAAGAAGGCTCCCATCTTTTTGGCGGGTCAATGTCGCCGAAAAGAAACAAATTGTGTTCTCGTCCAAAATAAATTCAAGTTCTTTTAGAATTTCTTCCTTCATGTTTTCCTTTGTGATCCTTCGTGACACTTCGTGGTGAAACCTAAATTGATATTCCTTGCAAACTCTTCGCAAATTGCTCCGCGCTGAACCCATCCGAATTCAAGATATCCACATCCACATCCCGCAGGAAACCCGCCATCAACAACTGGATGATTTCGTCCTTCACACCCAGCACCTTCAACCGCGAACCCGCATCCGCCAGGTCCCGCAGCTCCGCAGGCGTGATGCTCTTCGCCTTCCGCCAAATGATCTTGTAATCCACGCTCGCAGGCAGGATGCCCCGCAATAACCATTGACGTTCCAATAACGGCTGGATGATCTCCACCGTGGTCCACTCGCGTCCCTGGTTGAGGATCTCTTCATACTGTTCCTTTTTCTCGCCCAAAATATCGCGGTTCAAATTCCCGCCGTAGGCGATCAACTCCATCGGCACGTCGCTGGCTGTGAACATCGTCGCGATGTTGTGCTCCACATCCGCGATCTTGTCGATATTTCCATCACCTTGCACAACGGTCAAATTGCCAGGCTTATTCGAGAAAAAATCCACGACCGCCGCCAGCTTCCCCAGCGCCGCCTGGTTATCCTCTTTATATTTCTTCACGTCCGCATCCGACCCTTCGATCACATGCTGACGGAGCTGCGCCCCGCCGATCTTCCTGCGCACCGCCACATTCAACTCGCCATCCTCCACATACTTGAAATGCTTGCGTGCGGATTTCATCATCGGGCGTCCATAGCGCTGCTCTTCATCATGGTTCCACCGCGCATGGATCATCTGCCACGTCGCAAACCACAGCGCATCCTTTGGCGGTTCCGCTTCCATGTACATTTCATTGCCCATCCAGAACGCACGTTCAGCGTTATCGAACTCATCCGCCGAATTGGAATTTCGGTGCATCTGCAATGTGGGCTTGCGCGTCACCTTCGCGATCTCCAATCCATCATTCACAGAAATTTCCAAAAAGGAATCACCATCCCGCATCGAAAGCCGCAACCAATCCTCGAGACGTTGATTCAAATTCAATGTCTTCTGCAAACCATCCGCAATACCTTTCGCCGCGGCATTATCCGTCTTGATGATGAACCCATTC